CTCTTTCCTTTAAAAACTTCGGGGTTCTTCATATATACAACCTCCAAACTATAAATAGGTGATAGCAAAAAAAAGCCGGACTCGCCGGAGTCCGGGGCCATAGCTACCCAAAGGTAATTATGGGGTGATTGTTATTTGTAGGTAAAGAACTCGGCGTGATCAGTTATCGTTCCATGATCTCTAAATTCTTCCATATGGCGTTTCATATAGCCAGACATTTTGTTGACTACTTTGGTAATATTGCTGGTCTTGAATCCGGTCATTTCCCGAACCATAAGATAGAGCGCCTTCTTGTTGAAGTTCTCTATTCCATCGGCCCGGCGAAACAAGTTTAGGATTGCATCTGCAATCTGAATATCCTTCTTCTTTTTAAATATCCTTGATAAATTATGTTCCCAATATTCAAGCATAAGACGGATAAACTCTTTTGCATCCGCCTGTGATTCTGTAATGGATATGTCAATAGTCATAGCGTCGCCGAGCGGCACCTGACCGTCCATCATATCAGATAAATATATGGAACGTTTCTCTTGCTTGTATCGGTTATTGTTGTTCAGAATTAGATAATTCTTAGCGATGACCGAAAAGTAAGAGAATGCCTTACCTTTATCTGCAGAGTATTTGTGGAGATTTAGAACTAGAAAGCCTACAACTTGATCCTTCACATCTTTGAAGGAATAATCCATATACGGAAACTTAAACCTATTGATTATATTCTCAGAAAGTTTGTCTAACGGATAATAAATCTCGTCTCGAAAGATTTGCTCTCTAACCTCCTGATCTTCTTCATTGTTGTATCGGACTATTGCCTGTTCTGTCTCTTTTGAAAAATAAATTCGACTATTTTTTTTATTGTTGTTCTTCTTCGTCATTCCCCGCTATCCAAGTCAGCTTCAACCCCAACAAACTTCGCATGATCTTTTATCACTTGATAAAGTGCCTTGAATGTAACACCTGTTTCATCATCCGCTTCAAATGCACCAGAAACATCCAAATCTCTCATATCTAAAAGAGCCTTCTCAGCAGACATATATGATAATATAATAAAATCCTCCGCAATTTCATTCTTGCGAAAGAGATTCCAAGTGGTATAAGACAACACCCCGTTAAGTATCAGGGAGAAAATAATAATAAATATCAAAAACATAATAACCTCAACTGCTATACCTTAATATAAGCAGGTTACTGCAAATTGTCAAGCGCGTATCGAGAAAATTGTTCAATGTAAACCCCAACATGCACCCCATTGCCGTCAATGATTCGAGGCCTGTATCGTGTGCCGTTGCGCACCATCGCATATGTAGGGTCAAGAAAAGCACGTAAGCCATGCGGACCAACTAAGTGTGCTCCAGCGAGCAATCCAGACTCCGTAATATAAAGTCCGCGATACCATCTACCGTCAAATCTCACAATAAGGTCTTGAATTATTGTCCTATTATCCAGCAAATATTGCACCATCGCACTATCCTGCAATGCTTCGGTGCCAAGGAATTGTTGCTCCGTCACTCTGAACCGTCTACCTAGAGCCCAAAGTGTTTTTGGACTGAATTGATACTTGCCTAAGTAACCGTATCTATTTACAACAGTGGGAGTATTAAGCGACTCCCGTTCTGCCATAGCACCCATAAAGACATATAGGTCGCCGCGGTCGTCGGGCAGCCTAATGACCTCAATTGGTTCAAGCACCACAACTTCATTTACTTCTTCTGGTGTCTTGTCAACATAAAAGAATGATGTTAACAAAAATACAATCAGCGGAATCATCAAAAGTTGGGCAACAGTTTGATTCGTATTCATACGTCCTCATTGTGTAAGTTAATACAACCTACGCCTGCATAATCTGGTCATAGAAGGCGTTTTGCTCTTCTTGCCGTGTAATATGCTTGTGATGCATAATTGCGTAGACTTCTTCTTCGGGTAAATGGGCAAATGTATCAAACCCATCAATCCGTTCGTGAACCTTTCCAATCCACATAATTTCCGAACTATTACGATATAATCTCGTCTGGAAATCCGGCCACATCACTCGGCCCGCATCATCCACATGCCACTTCCATGCTTGCACGTGTTCTTCTGTAAGTCCCTCAACAGTATTGACTCTAGGGACAAAAAACATATCGACGCTTAAATTTGAAGTGAGAATATCGTACAAATTCTCCAACAGCTCGGGAGCTAACAATTCGTCAGCGTCAATTTGAAAGATATAATCGCCAGTACAGAGCGAGTTTAAGTAACTCTTCTGTGCTCCAAAATCTCTCTCTAATGCCCTCCTGTGGAGATGCACATATGGGAGGCTTGCGTAACTTTCAAGTATGGTGGTTGTGTCGGGCTCCTCTGAATTGTCATCCAGAATTACAATTTCGTCGTCCGCTTCATTCTTTTCGATATGATTACGGAGTTGAGATAATAACTCCCCTAAACACTCACCTTCATTGTGCGTTGTAATAGCAAATGAAACTTGCATCTTATATATAACCTTTATAAAATAAACACCCTTTAAACGGGTCTATAGTAAGTATAACCCATGAAATCCAAAATGTCAATCCCCATGAGTAGTAATTTTTATTAGATTGTCCTTACTAAATGAAAACCGATGCCCTTCAAACACACAAACAACATTGTTGCCCGGCAAATCTTCTATCACATCAACCACTTGTCCATACCGTGTACCATGTAATATTACCTTTGCTTTATACAAAAAGTGTGATGGCCTTTCTTGCTGTTCAGGGACAATTGGATATTCTGCTGGAGCATGATCACTGTTGACGCCTTTGTTGATAATGAACTCCGCAGGAACAAATCCATCATGCAATTGTGGATCGAATATATCTTCGATACGTTTATCAACCTTTGCTTTTCTCTCATCCGGCCAATTCTTTGTCAACTCACTGAATGGTTTTCGCTTTGCGTTTCGATAGACTTCATCAGCTCGGCGTAACGTCTCTGCGTGTGTTTTTGGATCCGGCCCCTGTTCTATCTGTTCTAGTTCTTGTTTCAATTCTTCTCGAAAATCATCTTCGTCCCAATCAAAAACTTTCATAACCTTTTTATCTTTTTTTGGCGGTGAGCCTCGTTGTCGTTTTTCTTTCATAATCATGCTGTTATATGCCAATATTAATGAAATTGCCATTGGGTCAAACACAAACACGATAATCAAAACAAACCACTTTACCACAGTGTCTAGTGGAAGTCCTAAGATGCGTGCGATATAAATGAACGTGCCAATTTCACTGTTAGTATTCAACTCTGCATTCAGCGTAACTTTCACATTCTCAAGACTATCTCGTTCTGTTATTGCAGACTCTATTCTACCATTGTTTGCTTGTCGTTCCACATCTAAATCGGCGATTTCTTGACGGAGATTTGCGAATGCACTTCGTTGACTCAAATCTGTCTGACCAGCCAATACATTGTCTAGAGAGGTTTGGGCTTGCGCCTGGCGAGTGTTTATGGTCACATTATCAGTCTGTAACCTCTGAATGGTCTCATTCAATGATGCTTGTCTGGTATCCGCAAAGCTAATCTGGTTTATGGTAGTTTGTGGAGCCGCAGCGACTTCGGCATATGCCGCCGAGAGATACCCATAAATTCCGATTGAGGTAATCACCATCAAAACAGCCACACCAATTATAAGATATGTTTTGAGTGCGGCTGCCGTAGTTTTCCAATATCGGTATAAAAACGATGCCGCAACAAGCTTGGCAATTTCTAATGCTCCTGCCATCGCCACTACTGCAAAAAACTTGCCAGCAAATAATGTAGCGATACCCGTTACTGAAAAGTATGCTGCTACCAATGCAATTCCAATAGCAGAAAAGAAAACTAAATACTTGAACATATTGCTCCTTATGAGGAACGGGCCCCGTAGGGCCCGTACCAATTTTTCCTCCTCACCGTTAAGGTTAGTGCCAGTCGTAACCGGTACAATCACCTCCTTACATTACGAGTTTAACTAATTCAACGGCTTCGGGGCTTGAACCTCGCATTCATATTTTCCTCCGGTAGAGGGTTATTGAATGGTAATGAATCTCTTTTCTATCTTTGGTTCAGCCTTTACTCGATCCAATGTAATAGTTAAGAGACCGTCCTCATAACCTGCTTCCACAGAATCAATATCAAATTGTTCAATATCGACTCGGAAAGTCTTGGTGAAACCTGTTTGATTACGTTCACCAGAAATTTCAATAATTTGGCCTTCTACTTCGATAGACAGATCTTCCTTTCTGTAGCCGGCAAGTTCAAGTTCTGCCTGTGCGCCGTCCTTATGTGTGGTAATAGATACCGACGGCCATGGCGAGTCAGACTCAACAATGCCTGGTTGTGGGCCGAAATCAAGTTCTAAATCTAATGTGCGAAATAGACCGCTAGCGTTGTCGAAAACTTTTTGGAATAGATCTTCGAGATCCATAGAAAATTTATGTCTGTCCATTTAAAACCTCTCTAATAAGTAGTGTTTAAGTCCACATCATCCGTCGAAGTTGAACCAATTGAACCAATTTTGCAGTATCCTCTTCTTCGTAAGCTTCCTCTTCATCATGCGCTTTATTGACTGCTGTTACATATTCTTTGTCATTATGAAGAGACTTCAATACTAAGTGCCCATCCTCTTCGGAATCTTCGAATTCAAACGGCCTATGTGGAACATTGTCATATGGTTCCTGTCTATTCGGGCGAACATCTTTATACCAAAGATACAAGTCTCGTACCTTCGCTGCTTGTTCAGCCTGATCTGGCGAATCATCGCCCAACTGAGTTTCCCACTCAAGATACCTTAAAGCCAATTCTCTAGCGCCCTTGATTGAAAACCAACGATGATACCAACGCGTCTTACCTTCGGTAATCAACTGCATCCAAGCCAACTCACCTTCCACATAGTCTACCAAAATTTGGAAGTTAGCTTCAAAGATACGAGTATCACAATCATACCAACTAGAACGGCGGAGCGCCTTCATATGCACAACATTCTTTCGGCGTCGGAAGGTGTTCAAAACCCAAGTCTTAAACGACTTCCATCGAAAATAAACGAAACCTAGAATTGGGTTATCATACCAGCGCGATTTGCTGGAAAAATTGAGTAGATTGGGCGATAATGCTCTTACCTTCATTTTACGACTCTCTTAGTAACTTTTCCCATGCTAGACCAACGTCATGCACAAACTGATCATAGATGAAATATTGACGTTCTTTGGGCATTTTATCCAATGATCCCTTTGCCCACTGAGGAATCATGATCAACAACGGATTATAAGTTGAATCATTGTTGGACAACAACATAATTTGTCGTTGATTATCTATCTCGGCTTTCTTCTCTGGCATTAGCTTTTCCTCGATTGTCGGTGCCGGTCTCTTTCACCAATCGTAGAAATGTGGTCAGCGAAGTGAACCACATAATGCAGGTTGGTGTGGAATTGGTGAGGCGGATACTGGTAGCTTACAAAATATGGTTTGTTTCCTTCAACATACAGGCCATCTGAAATTTTGATTGCCTGCCATTCCTTTGAAGTTATCTCAATACCAAAATGTTGGAGTAAATAGAGAGACCTATCCGTAACAGTCATAAAAATCAACTTTGAATTGATCGTGTAAAGCTCGCCACGGTTCGCGCGATGCCAATTCGAAGTTTGTGATATATAATACGGCTCAGTCAAATCTCCTAATTTTCCTAAGTCATGGAACATAGCGGCGAAAATGGCTTCCTCTTTGGTGAAATCCATTTCAACTCCCATTGCCTTCATCGCTCGGGCAATGTGAACCACCCCAGCGATCACGTTATGAATGTGATCAAGATAGCCGCCGGGATAGCAGTTGTGAAAATGCGCCTTGTAAGAAGCTGGCGACACTACTATACGTTCTGCAAAATGCTCGAACAACTTCTCAACCTTCTCAAACCGTTCCGGCGAGAAGTTGTCTCGGGCGAGTTCGATCATCTTTTCTAACTGATCGACTGCTGTTACTGTAGTCATTTATAACCTCATCTATTATTTATGAAAGCAAAATCTCTTGTCTGGTTTTATAACTTCCTTAGATTTATCCTCTGGAACGATTACAAGAGATACCGATTGACAACTCTCGCATATCCAAACTGTCATGACATTGCCCTTGTAACGCTCCGAAGCACTACATCTCAAGGTAGTTTTACATTCTTCACAAATATTCATTACTTCTTCTTTTTCTTTCTGAGTCTTAGGTTTCCAGACTTGGACCAAATCTCAAGAATCATTGGAGCCCTTGGATTGAAATTTTTGGAAACCATATGTTCTAAAATCCAATCTGCGGTGTCTGCCGTGATCGGATCAGCAGCAAGCGTGTAGTATATATCTTCTAACTCACTTAGAAGGTAATCGGCCTTTATGTTATTACACTTCTTACATGCGGTGACAACGTTGGTCCAAGAATCCTTACCTCCACGAGCCGCTGGTATAATGTGGTCTCGCGTAAGGTATTCTTTTTCATCAAGATCTTTGCGTTGTCTGCCGCAGTATTGGCACGTGTAACGGTCACGAAGGAACAAATTCCTCTGAGTAAGTTGGGCTGGGACTCGTAATGCTGGAATGGTCTCAATGTATTTCTTAAGACGTACCTGCGTAGGAAGTGGAAACTTCTTAGTAGGTGACCGCACCCAACCATTTGGATATTGTTCCTCAAGAACAGCCCTTCCCTCAATAATGAGACGAAGGCCTCTTCTCGCAGAAACTACAGATAACGGTTCGTAAGTAGCATTAAGAACAACACATCTAGTGTTCTCTAACAATTTTATATTCTCCGGACGCGGTTTCTACTAATCTAATCAGCTCACAATTAAGATGATTTACGATTTCTTGGTATCGTTTAGTATCTCGTGCTCGGCGCATAGGATATTGATGGCGTGGTTCTTCGTATTCAATCACCACGTTCCTCTCTTTATCGTAACCATCAACCCAATAACCTAACTCTTTGATATGAAACTCTCCACCGTTTTCAGCGTGTTGGAAGGTGTATCCATGTTGTTTGCCATATTCCTCTATAACTTTACAAGCTGCAAGATTATATGCCGGAACAACTTTTCCTTTATTTCTACGTATTCTTTCCAATGTGATCTGTCGTAATTTCCTTCTAGTTTCAGTAGAATGAGAAGTTCCTAATCTGATCTTGCGTAGATTTTCTATAAACTTTTTGGTGCGGCGTTTTCCACGATTGGATTGACTAATTTTTTCTCGATGGTCTAAAGAAAAATTCCTTTGAAAATTTACATTTCTGGAATCCATTTTAGAACACGAATTGCACAAACTATTATTCTTATCAGCACGAACTTTGCTATCTTTTCGTGTATATATTGTTACTTTATTACACGTAGGACAATTGCGACGAAACACATTCACTTTTCTATTTGAGATTTTCTGATAATATCCTCAACCTTAACTTTAGTAAGTAGATCACGACACTTAGCCGCATCTTCATACATTTCTTTTTCTATGAAAAAGGACAACGCTTGTTCTAACATCATACCATATTCGTCCTGCCGACATGCTGCTATATAACTCGTCTCTCCGAATTTGAATAGGTCAACTCGGTCAGATTTTGTTTCGACACCTTTTGAAATTTCGGTTACTATATACCTGAACATCAAATCCCGATGTGTCGTAAGAAATTTCTTAAGAGTGCCAAGCGATGTGGTTGGTAATGTGATCATAGGTCTCACTAATCTCGTTGTAAGATATTTAGGGGACATAACCTCTATTATAAGTAGGTTTGATAGTGGGTTTGGTGGGTGTTAAACGCCCACCTCACCACGGACGATACATCCAAACCTCGTTAATATCGAGAATCCGGCAATTTCCATCCACCACACTCTTATGCATATGACCACAAATGAGTGGCGGGTTACCTAGTTTATCCCACAACTGATCTATTGCAACCGAAGATGGATCAGTCCAAGACGGAGGTAGACCAAAATCTATTTGGGCTTGCCTGTTGAAATTTCTCCGAATCACTGAATTAGGTGGCACGTGTGTTACTAAAATATCAACAGAGTCAACATCATTCATGCGCATCATGTCAGCTGTCGAAATACCCTCTTCTAGAAACCAATCTACTCCTAAAGTGCGGTATTGGTAATCAATAGAAGATGCCCCGCCCATAAAACCTACCTTCTTCATTCCTTCGGTATGGTCTAACTCTAACACCGTGCCTCTTGGAACATAGATAACACCTTTCCAAATTTCAGTCGGTTCGGTGATACCAGCGAACATCGGATGATATTCGTGGTTTCCATCAATAGCATAGATTGGCTTTGACCGGCCTAACTTCTTCCAAGCCTTGTGCCATGATTCTTTGGCATAACCAGGCCAGAATCCAAAATCGCCGAGTTGGATCACGGTGGCATCCTCAGGAACATCTTTCATAATTTTAGGAAACCATGAGAAATCTGCGTGCGTGTCACCAACAAATACAATCATTACTTTATCTTTCTTTATTTTCTACCATCCACTTTTTGCCGGTTGGCGATATGGATATTGTAGACCAATAACTTCCAATATTGTGTTCGTAAAAAATACAAAATAACCTAGATGCTCTGTATAGACAACATAAAAATCTAGATGAGCACCTTCCCTTTGCCAGAACGCATTTTCGAAATGAGCATAACCATCGTAGGGCGGCCTTGAGTTCTCAACTGGAACAGTCTCACCCAAATATACCGTAACTGCAGTTGCAGGAAACTGTTCTGCTTTCAACTTACCCAACAATTCGGGCGTATGGTCACTGTTCCACATATCTCAATTCATCCTCTCCTAGTGGTTCAAAATCCAGATCCATTCTTTCAATGACTTCGGCCAATTCAGGAAAGCCACTTTCTGCTGCTCGAGCTTGACAAGTGTCAGTGTCCGTATCTACATAATGAAATACAGTTTTCCAATTATCTGATTGCCACTTGTCTCGCGAGCTGCGCTGGATGTTTGTAGCGTCCAAGATGACAGTCTCGTTTCCGGCTCGGAACAGCGCCCTCACCATCAAATCGACAACAGCCCAAACCATTCTTTCGCCAGGACCCCAATATTTTTGATTGTAGAGTTCCAATCTAACAGCGTCCGGCTCCACGATTGGAAATCCCTGCTTTCTAGTCCACGTGCTTTTTCCGCTGCGTGGAAGTCCCATCGTGCAAATCAGTGTTTTTGCCACTTGGCACACTCCTAAAAGTCTTATGAAATATACTACTTTTGGGCACGTTTGTCAACCCCTCTGGCTTCGGTTTTCCTTCGGTTTACCCCTTGGGTGGGGTGAAGGGTAGAAGTCTTATATATCGTTCGCCAGGCGCAATTCTGGCGCATTTTTGAGGTATATTTGACCCCATATAAGAAGTCCCCTGTCCATTTCAGACAAGGGACTCCAATTACCTTACAATTACCGCACTTGTCAAGTGAGTTACGAAACCTTTTCTAATCGCTCCTGCTTCATTTTCCACGAGCGCACTTTTCCTTCGCGGCGCAAAATCAACAATGCGGTTGCATACCACCGCAACCGCCACCGCTGCTCTTGCAGCCGCCACACACATTCCTCCTGTGCCTGCTTTTCCCGAATCGTTGCTTTTAGCTCACGAATCTCTTGTGACAAACTCTTGTAGGTCACCTTCCATTGGCGAACCCACTCAAAATAGCTGTCTCGGTTGGTGAATGGGATTCCCAACCAATACTGTTCTAGCTCCCTAACAGGAACTTCCCATTTACATGCTTCTCTAATTGTGTCAAACATAATAATACCTCCTTACACCAGATTAAATTTCTTGGTGATAAAAGAAATGGCCTCCCGTCGTACTGGCCCGATACCGAGCGCAGTCACGATTGGAGACCCGTCAAAGTGCGGAGGCATCACATGCTCTGAATCTATAATTAGAGCACAAGAAATACCCCTTTGTTCACAATGATATTGTGCCCAAAGTAGGTCGTCTAAATGTCTTGCTTGTAAGGTAATTTTGATACCGATTCCATCAGACCGATATTCCGTCTGAATCTGAGAATCGGATTTTTGGTAGGATTCCAGAAATGCGTGACCTGCTTGGGCTGACAATTTCCCAATCTGCATTTCCAGATCGCCACGTATAATGGCGTAAAGTCTTAGTGTGCTATCCTTCTATACAACTTCTGTGTCTCTCATGATTTTCTCCTGTTTGAGTTATACTAATAAGTAGGCCCTCCGGCGGGGTTCAAACCCGCTACAGACGGTTTTAGAAGCCGTTGCTACACTCAATCGAGCTTCGGAGGGATAGACTCCATGCGTAAGGGGTTTCCCAAGATAGCTATTACACCACCTCATCTGCACGATGGCCCTCGCATGAAGTCAGATTTTTATGGAGCTGGATGAAACGGTATGGAGCCGGAGAGAATCGAACTCTCGTGTTGCAAATGTAGGTACAGCTTTCTACGTGTGTAGTCACTTGTGAATCTTCGCGGTACGTGGGACAAGCAACAAACCCATCCATCGCTATCCTACAGGATTTCGACTAGGTGTATAGGAGTAATCTAGTCTAAGTCGGTCGATCGGCGTCCTATCCTTCCCCACGACTATCGGTCAGTAGGACGGGCTGCTAACCTCAGTTATGCAGCCATTGGAAGTGCGTCTGCACTTATGTTTTTGATACATTGATTTACGAGAGATCGTATCATTCTCTCGACACGCTTTTCTTTACATTCCATCCACAATCGAAGCCATGTCGGCCCCTGTACTATTTTACACTCCGATTTTCTGGTCTATTGCTTTCCACAAAGCGTCAAACTCGCCCTTCTTATATAAGATAGGCTTAAACGTTCGTTGCTGCTTGCGGTACATATCCAATTTTCCACCCTCGGAAACGTTAGCCAGTCTATCACAGAGCTTGACAAAAACTGCATCTTTGTCTGTTCTGATTCTTTTATACGTTGCTTCCTTCGATGCTTGATTAGAAACCAAGTCAACAATCTTAGCAACTTTGGAACCGAATTTCTTTGCAACGTCATCCTTCGTGACTGACGTATCCTCTATTACATCATGTAACCATGCTGCCATCTGGTGTTCATTTGAACCACCAAAACGAACTGCATTCTTATACACATTTTCAAGGTGGTATGAATAAGGCTTACCACCATACCGTTGACTGCCATGCGCCTTAACGGCGAATTTAGCAGCCTCTTTTACATTACTCATAAGCTACCTCGGGGATTCGGACCCCGGACTTCTCGCTTACGAGGCGAGCGCTCTGGCCAACTGAGCTAAGGTAGCGCAGGTTTATCTATGACCTTTCCCATTTCACCTGTCTCTGCATATCTGAAACACATAGCGGCGACTTGGACTATTTCTTTTAGAAGAACATCAAGAGGTTTGTCCGTCTTAATGTCATCCCACATCTCTTCAAATTCTTCTAGAACGATGCTATGAAATTCATGGCGACTCCACGATTTTCCAGGATGCTTTTTATAAGCACGATCAAGTTCCTCTTCAATCTTTTGAAAAAATCGCTTTCTGCGTTGATTTCTTTCTTGCACGTTCCTTTCTTTCCCACAACCATTCGTGGACCATAAATATAACTATCTTGATGGTTGCATCAATTCCTACGATGCTTCCTGCAAGAGCCAAGGAACCAGTAACCAAAAGTGCAACACTTCCTGTCACAATAATTCCTACTACTCGCCATGAAATGGATTTGAGTAGATAGCGTGTAAATTCCATATTATTTGCCTTGAAAATAGGGAGCGGGGGCGGGATTCGAACCACGCGGCCTCCAGGTTATGAGCCTAGCGAGCTACCAGACTGCTCCACCCCGCATTGATATTTTCCTTATAACAACCCTAACATAGTGAAAAGTGTCAACTTTTTCCTAATAAGACATATTTTTTGAAATCTTTTTACAAATAGCGGGTGTCAGAATCGAACCGACAATACGCCGTGGTTATGAGCCACAGTAGCCTACCAAGGCTTGTACCCGCGATGAAATTAATTGATGCATCCTTGGCACCCCACCAAGATTCCAGAACCCAATTTACATGGTATTGGGTTCGCTAGCCCATGTCGGTGCCACGGACCCCTTCTCCACTCCTACGCTTTTAACGCTACATCAAAAAGGAAGCAGTGAGACTCGAACTCACAAAACGGTGAAACCGTCCTACTTGCTTTCGAAGCAAGCTCCTAATCCAGCCGGATTACTTCCGAGTTTGTAACCTATTAATAAGGAAGCGGTGGGATTCGAACCCACAAAACGTGTTGCCACGCCCTACTAGTTTTCAAGGCTAGCTCCTCATGCCACCCGGATCACTTCCAAATCATTACTTATGCTTCAAGCGAATCTTCTTACGATTCTTTGCTGCGCGTCGTTTCTTCGAGCCCCACTTGCGTCGGCCCCTGTGCTTTTTAGGATATGACATTGTATTACCTTTTCTTTTTCTTTGCAGGTTCAGAAATCCATCGTTTTATCTTTGACCGCATTTCGGTAGACATTGCACGAGTACATATATTACCAATCCCTTTACCGGCTCCCGAAGATTTTTCCACCGCACCGGTTCCACGTCTACCTAATCCTTCTACATTCCTATGCGGGAACATTGTTTCCACGTCGCCCTTTTCAGCTCTCTTCATCCACAATAGTTTTCTTCGGCTCATTCTTGTTCTGGTTTTCCGCGTTCTGTCTTTAAGATTTGCTTCAACGTATCTCTGTAATCACCTTCAAATCTGATTGCTCTGTCATCTATCAATAGTAGAAAGTCTGGTAACTTCTCATGCGTGACAAACTCGATTGCATCATCCAAGCCATGTTTTACTATCCACTGTTCAATAGCCCGTTTCCCTACGGGATCAGATGCTCGAGCGGAAAAGATAGCCAGTGAAAATCCAGCTTTCTGTAACAATCTAATAAACTCAATAGCTCCTGGAATTGGTTCTCCCACATCATCCGGGTCAGTCCACTCAGTCCATTCGGCGATAGTGCCATCGAAGTCTATTGCTATAATTGTCGTAACCCTCTTTTCTTCATTATCTCATAAAAACGGAGCCTACAGGATTTGAACCTGTGGTGCCGTATGGCACTCACGCTTTCCAGGCGTGTGCAATAAGCCGCTCTGCCAAAGCTCCATTCATATCACTTTCAAAGTAGACCGATTAGAACAGCTTTCCATATTTTGACGGCGATCAACCCGCCCGTTCCGTACACGTTTTCCAGGAGCAACCCCGGCGAATGGTGGCGTAAGGTATCAGCATATCATACGGCTAGTTCTAAATCCGGTCCAAACCCACAAGTTAACGTGTTGTGGGAACACGCGCGGGGCGACCACTCATTCTATAGTTTATACAAAGGAATGAGACTCTGTAAGACCTAAGCTTATATCTTCCGGCGTAAAATAGATTACTTTTACTCCTGCTTCTACATATAAGGATTCCGCTAGTTTCATATCTTCGAACCATCGTTGTATGAAGGAACTATCTTTATCCCAATACGACACAACCCTTATAATACCAGCCTGAATGACGTGGACTGCGCAACGTGAACAAGACTGTCCAGGCCAATTGTAGAGAGTATAACCATTCAACTGCTCTCTAGCATTGATAATGGCGTTCAACTCACAATGAATTACCCTCTTATACTTCTCTTCCCGATTGTTTAATAATTCTGGTGTATCTTCAATCTGTCTTGGAAATCCATTGAATCCCATTGAAGCAACTGTTTTATCTGATCTGACTATGACTGCACCTGTTTGCGTACTCGGATCTTTCGACCACGATGAAACCAAGGATGCTAATTCAAGAAACCGTATATCCCATTTTGTCATGTTTGCCTTCCATTATGCTCACTATAGGACTTGAACCTATGGCCTCTTCGATGTCACCGAAGCGCTCTGACCAACTGAGCTAAGCGAGCGTTGTTCTCTTATGAAATTCTTCAGCGTTCTTTTCTACCTCAACCATCCGGTCTTTATGCTCTTGGAGTTCGCTGGTATCTGAAAGCTTATTAGGATTGCTTTCGTCTTGAAGATATTCTAACGTCGTTAAAAATTCTTTGTCTGCCTCATTCGACGTGGCTCGAAGGTCACGCGAATAAAGAAATCTTCGTGCGTGTTCAATTCTAGTGCGTTCCTCTTCTGCTGTTTCCGGCACGATCACTCTTGTAGAATAATCTACAATATACTTCCACTGTTTGCCCGCATTTTTCCAATTTCTTTTGTGCCGCCACACAAGATACTTAGAATATAGTCTATTACTACCAACGACGACAAGGCTACCCACAAACATTCCCAATGCAAATTCTAACATAAAACCTCCACGATTAGATTGGTGATCTCATAGCCAGGATTTAGTTTTATGCCATCATCTGTCTCACGAAGAAACTGGTCTCCGCGGCCTTTCGGCTGCCACAACCCGACTATCATAGGCTGAAAGTTTACCTAAGTCTGTTTGTGTTGCACTGCCCACATGGTATTTGTGGTTAGGCGAATATGGTGGTAATTTTTATGACCTTTACTCTTATTATCGGGACGGTCAAGCGAGAACCACATTCTCCCACATCTTTCGGCAGTGTCCTGAGCTTCCTCTATTCCTATGGATTCATAAGAACAGCGATGGCTCGATCACCAGTCCGCCTTGAAAGATTTGAACTTTCGACCCCGCACTTATCAGGCGCGTGCTCTAACCAGACTGAGCTAAAGGCGGTTAAAAATCAACATATATTATTCTTGAGACCAATGGTATCAAGATGAAAATATAAAATAATGGAGACACAAGTGCTCCAAGCGATATTATGGTCGCCGCTGGAATAAAGAAAGTTAAAAACCTTCTTGTATCTGGTAGACCATCATACCATTTATGTAACTTTTTCATACGGAAACGGTGGGGTTCGAACCCACGGAACACTTGCATGTCCTACTGGTTTAGCAAACCAGCTCCTCAGGCCATCCGGATCATTTCCCAAACTCAAAACCAAATGCTTCTATATCTTCTGCGTAATATTCAGCTACAAGGTCAACAATCTTTGAATCTTTGTAAAGCTCTGTATAGTCTCTTTCACTTTCAGGAAGTAGGCGCGGTCCCGAATGTCCGTGTAACTCATCTAAACAACCCACCTTGGTGCGAAGTTCTTCCCAATCCTTGGCTAATGTCTCAAAACGTAAAACAAAATCAAGTGTATTCAAATCTTTGGGAAGAAATCGTATACACGGTGCCCAATGATGATTTCTACAACCTTCATTAAACATACGTATAACAAAATCTTCAAACGACTTTATTTTTCCAAACAATGCATTACCAATATCAAGCCGGCTCTTGTATGCCTTACGGTATGATACTAATAGATAATTAGAAACTACACGTTTCCACGGATTTCTTACTACTGTAAAGGAAAAACAATCTTCCGGAACGTCGTTTTCGTTTCCCACATCACAAGGTCTAAATAGTCCGGCTATGCGAGGCGCATCAAACGATTCAAGAGTTTTTTTAATACTAGAACTTGCACACCGTGGAGTTTCGTAATAAACTACACGTTCCTTCTCATTGTAATGAACAAAAGAAACATTAGGACATATACACGGTTTAAAATCACAATCCCACTTCATTTACAACCCTGCTTCCATAGAGATAAGAAGCGTGAGGCGGGCAATTTTGCCGAGTAAACTTTTTTGAATGACTGATAAGGTCTTTCTACTTACTTAAGCTTCTACTTTTCTTACCTGGACGATTCTGAGGTAGTAGTGTTTGAGCTGTAAGTTTAGTGTCCCTACCAAATGCATTAAGCCGTCCTACAGCACGTTCGCCCTCCAGAGTAGGACTGGGCCGCCGCATCCTTTAGTTTACTGATTTCACCTCACGACAAATATCCCTAGAGGGACTCGAACCCCCGACTTCTCCGTTCGTAGCGGAGCACTCTGTCCAGCTGAGCTATAGGGACATGAAAGGTTGAGACTATACCTTTTCTGGTGCCACTTTTGTCGGATTATCCACCCAGCGTCCCCGCTGAGGGTTCCCGCTTTGTCCACATACCCATCGGATATGTTTGACACCAAGACTGCCTTTTTTTTCCAGTAGTGGGGGCTTAGCCACTATATCGACAGGCGTGCTCGATGTTTCGATTTCCGTGAGCCTTGCGGGCTCTTAATGGCGGCTAAACCAAACGTGCATTTCTACATCAACGGTGCGATTCCCTTGGGAGGAATCTCCCGCCCCTGTTACTCCGAAGAGTCAAGGGTTTAAGCCTTTTTTCTTCCTGTCGCTGAGTCGGTCTTTCCATTTTTGGGGATAAGCGTCGGGATTGAACCGACAACCGTTCGTCATCAATACGAATGCTCTACCAATTGAGCTAGATTATCTAACCTACCTATGAAGTGCCGACTCGGTGATTCCAATTCCTTTTGGGAATAAGAATGTCACACTCCATTGCTGACGTTCACTGACGCTACTAGTCCTGACTTCAAGAGACACAGGCCAATTAACTCCACTCTGATATAGCAACTCTCGTCGCCGTGGAATCGACCCTTCCCTATGATCATACTGTTAAGTTCTTGTGCTTCCACACTTGAACAAAACAACCGTATTCCTTACCAATCTACCGTCGCGTAGGGGTGTATAGGGAGCCCGGCACTACCCGTCAGACTTCACAATCCTCGCTTCCGTTCGCTACCCGACCTTTCGGAAGGATCATCACTACTAGGGCGATAGGAGTGTGTTTTTCCCCTAACTACGCTTCCAGCCTATTTCCAACTCTTTCGAGCTGAAACTGCGACATCGCTGCCGCAATGGTGGAACTTGATTGGATGGACCATCCGAAGATGGTGCGGGTTGGTAGGCCTCACCGCCTTACACCAGTTGCCTAGTGCTATCTTTTGCCCGAAGGCTAGGAACCCAAACGTCCCTATAATTCAATTGTCAAAGAGCGAAGGTTTCAAATATACTACAAAACCTCTAGTTTGTCAAGCTTTTCTGATAACTACAGATTTAACAATATCTTAGCTATCATCAAACTATCGTCAATTCCTCGGTGAGGCGTTCCCTCAAAATCAAGTCCAACGTGTCTGAGCGCCTTACGAACCCCACAGTTAAATCCATACTTCCAACAGAATTTGGATTTGATATTCAAGTAGTTCATATTGAAGGGACTTCGAATATTCTCTCGCTGACATTGGCGGAGAATAATATCCCTATCGTAACAATCCCAACTTGCCCACAGATTTCTGTTACACCGATACTCGGTTCTGAGAATATCTAGAGCCTCACTATAGGAGATTCCGTTTTTCTCAACAAACTTTGGCGTGAGCGTGGTCAACTGCGTACAAAAATCACTAATCTCTGTAGTGGTTGGACGTACTATAATTGACCGTGACTCTACAATCTCTTTGTCAGGCATTGAAATCGTTGTGAGCCCAAACTCAATAATCTCGTTCTTCCTCTCCTCAGCAGGCGTACCACTTGGCGGGTTTCTCTCCCAGCAAGTTGCCTCGCAGTCGATCACTAAACATAACTTCGGAGTAGACATTTTACTTTTTCACTTTCCATCCACCATAACAGGATTTTTGTCGATTTGAAATAATAGCCCACATACCATTTCTATTAAGATCATGTTCTCTGCAAAATCTTGCAAGATTAACTATATTGTATTCTTTACCCTGAGGGTTAAGTACTATTGGATAATCTCGTTTTGATCGTTTATCTTGCTCTTTCTTAGTAAACTTTCTTCCTACAAGCCCTTGGCTAATCCTTTTGCGTTCCTCTTTTGTCCAAGCGCGACCTTTATTCCAAGGAATCCTTCCCTGTAACTTCTGTTTGGTACTGTCAGATAATTTTCCATTGCGGCCGCCCTCTCTAATATTGTAACCATGATCTGGGTTTCTAGCATTAAACTTATCAATGTAGTATATTTCAAGATAATTTAACCTATCAATAGAATCTATATCATCCTCTATCACTGAAAATTCAAAGTTTGATTCACCATATCGTCGCCAGGCATTCTGCAAATGAGGATTATCATGTGTTTTCTGCCGCAGTTTTCTTTTATGATCTGACCATCTATAGTTTACATTTCTTTGGACCGTTTGCCCTATCAAACGCTTGCCGTTGATTTTATTCCTTATTTCGTAAATGAACATTGTATAGGTTTAATAAATCCCTTGTAACTTATTAGAGGATGGTGTTCATCCCCAAATTCCATTTCTATCTTATTAGAAAAACGGACTCTTATATACCTGCGTTGTACCCAAATGTATCTATCATATACCTCACCCTCGGTGCCTTTCGGAACAAGCATCTTCATATCTTTGCCGGTTCCTTCATAGATGTTTTTTATAGCCTTGACTTTCACGTTGCTCTAGCTTCAATCAATTGATTCTTTTCAGTTTCCCATGGTGTCCCGATTAGCAATCTTGGTGTAAGGTGCTGCACCGTAACACTTCTTACCGTCCGGCATGCCGTCACCAGTGCGAACACCAGATTTCCAATTCCAACTATTTGGAATGTCGCGGACTCTGTTACCACTTTTAGTTCCCATTTTCAAACCACCTCCGTGTCGCATGATGTTCCACTCTTAGTTCCCATTTTTATTCTCCACTTTTAGTCTTATAATAATTTCATTTCCTGGTTCAAAATAACGACAACTGGGCTCACACTCTCCCTTAAGTGGATCTAGTTCTCGAACCGGTTGGTTTATTTCTAATAAACTCAAAGAACCGTTTTCTAATTTATCGAGTAATGATCTAACTGCTTCAACCCCTATTGTCATTTTCAATTTCCTCAAAATATGTCCCTAGGAGGAATCGAACCCCCAGCCTGTCGCTTAGGAGGCGACCGCTCTGTCCAGTTGAGCTATAGAGACTTAATACTCCTGGAGGGAGTCGAACCCATCGTCGCAACGTTCGAAGCGTTGAATGCTTTCCATTACACCACAGGAGCGTGTCATTCTTGTTTATCTAACTTACAATCCAGAATTTCTTGAAGCCGTTTTGCAATTGACTCAATGTTTGCTATCCCTATGCTTCCATCTTCATCATAATTAGCAGCTCCGACAAAATCGTCTCCATACCACAACTCAACACTCTCATATGAGTCTGAGTAAATTAGCTTAAGATCGTTACTCATACTTTTCTTGGCGTGCATTCTGTCCCTCGTTTAATTTTTGACCAAGACTTAATGTCCTGTTCTCTCTTGCCGATAGCCCACTTCAAAATTGGAGCGGCGTCAATACAAACACCATTCTCAACATCTATACCGGCACAGAAATATCCTGTGTCTATTTGTATAACCTTTTCCATAGTTGTTGGAGAGGGATTCAAACCCCCACGAAGTCCTCGCGGATCCTTCTGCTGGTTTTCAAGTGGCTATCCCTTACGAGATAACCACTCTACTAATCAACCGTGTCTGTCAATTTCACCATCCAACAAAATAGCAACGGTCGGATTCGAACCGACATATCCTTCCTTATGAGGGAAGTGCATTACCCGAGATCTGCGCCACGTTGCCAAAACTTTTAATTACGACGGCGTGTTGGTGTTCGTCTTTGTGGTTGACGCCGAATTTGCGCTGGTGGGCGACTAACCACGGGCTGCCGTTTGCGATACGTTGTTGGTTTAACCTCGCTAGACTGTTTTGGTTTTCGGCTAGAAGTTCGTGACACATAATTATGTGTGCGTGTAACGTGTCGTGGACCCGGACTATAATAATAATAGTATGGGCTATAATATCGTGAACTCACATAACCATAGCCGTAATAGTCATATCCAACACTACGATATTCAATCACTATCACCTGTGATGCTGAATAATATCGTGGTGGTATGCAACCCACAAGGAACAGTATTGCAAATACACCAAGTAATTTCTTCATTCATTATCTCATTATGTCAGACGGCGGAGTTTCATCTACAACTTCAACTGCGTCCAAACCATCTACAAGCCCATCACCAAAACTTCCATTGAGGAGATTCTCAAACTTAACAACAATGAACCTTTTATCGTTGTCTTGATGAATAATTTCACCCAACATGCCTTTCGGAATCGCATCATCCTGAATTTTTAGGTTAATGTCGAAAGAGCGAATGTCTCTGGTGGATACGACTTTATCTCTAACTGCCATTATTATTCCTTCTTAAGAAAAGCTACCTATCGGAATCGAACCGATGACATCTGACGTACCAGGTCAGCACTCTTGCCGTCTGAGCTAAGGTAGCAAACTGTATCCGTTCCAACCAGACCAATCCTTTAGGTGTGGTGCAATAGGTGACCTATGATACCGCCCGCGCATCCACTTACAATCAGGAGTATGGACAACACGGCGACCGGTGCATGCAATATAGCAGCAACGAACGCCAATAGAGAACCGGTCAATGTTCCATAACAAAGACCGCGAGCAGTGCTCATCTGCAAACTTATAGATTCTATCATGCTGTTTCAATTACTTAGATTTCTTAGTCTTACGTTTGCGTGCAACACGACGACGAACTCGTTGTAAATCAGTTTCAGGAAATACAAACCGATTCCCTTCAAATACACAAACAACATCACCAGCGCTTCGTCTCTCTACAACTTCTACCACTTGACCGAACCGGCCGCCAGGCCGAATTACCTTTGCTGTATACATTCCCCTAACTACTTTTGGCTTTCGTTTAGGGGTTGAATCTTCTTCTACTTCACCTAATCTTGTAATCATTTGATTCTCCATAATATAACATACTAAGAGAGCGAAGCAATGTTCTCATGCGGTGAGGATTCGAACCCCGCCCATACGGCGTGAACATTCCGCCGGTAAGTCTACCAAAAGTCCGCTACTTCGCTCTCTAACTATTCCTACAATAGAAATCCAATTATAGCTAAAACAGTCATTACTGTTCCGATGAATCCTATTGTGACCAATACTGGTTTGATGCGTTGTTTGAATCGTTGACCGCTTGCAAATTTCTCGTATGCTTCGTCCCGGTTCAACCCACCGTGTTTTACAAGGAAACGAGTATACCAATTACACGGCAATCGTTTGTCCCAAATTTTTACAAAACATCCCTCACCAAAGATTCCTTTGGTTATCATTTGTCACCCTTATAA